ACAATTCTTTACATTTAATTTGTAAAGCTATCAAAGGTATTTGAGCTATACGTTGGAACTCACCTTTTTGTTCTCCAGCTCTATGATTACGAGATATTTTATTATCTTGTAATATAGGTGTAGTATTTTGTGAATGTTTTACTACTAATTTACTAGTAGCTTTATCTACATGGATATCTTGATTAGGATTGTATATATCAGCCATGTTACAGCTCCGTTGGATCTACACCATAAGCATCTACTAATATTCTCCAACCATAAGTATCATTGTAGAAAACTAAACCAATACCTGTATTTTCTGTAGTAATTGTGAGGTCAGCAGCAGCTCCTTGTATCTTTTTTGAGTTTCTGTCAATAGTTAAATTGTTTGAGTCAAATGATGCAGTTGCGTCAAGTACATGAATTTCATCACCAGCACTAGGACTAGCAGGAAGTGTAATTGTAAATGCACCACCTGAAGTATCACATAATATTTTATCACCAGCAACAGCTGTATAGTTACCAGTTTTTGTTAAATTATAAACAGCTGATACTGCAGCGTTTAAAGTTGCAAATGTAATTTTTTTTGTAGCTGTAGCACTTGTGTCTACAACTGCAAACACATCATCATCTGCTGGGGTTTCTGATAATGCTGTTAATGCACTAATTTTACTATCAGCCATGTTTAATCCTTTTTTTTAAAACTTTTGTTCTTTGTTTGTTTTTGCTTTGTTGTTTAGAGCTTTGCTCTTTGTTTTTTATAATATTAACTAACTCGTTAAAATCCATTAGTTTTGGATAGGAGTATTAGTGAAGTATGAAACACCTACACCATCTTCTCGTATGATGTTATCTCCTGTTTCTAATAATAGGTATGTTAAATCTTCTAAGTTTATAGCATCATTAGGTACATCTGTCCTACGATTACGATACCTGTCCTGACTTCGTATTGATATAAAACCTGGTCTCATTACTGACTAAGTTCTGTTACTCTTGCTGTTCCTGTTACTGAACCTACTCTTAAAAAAGCTACTTTAGTTCCAGGTGTAACTCTAAAATATTCTACAGTAAATGCTGGTAAAATAATAGAAGTAGAAGCTGCAGTTGGTGAAGCAGCATTCATTTCTACATAAGCATCAACACTAGATACTAATCTAATTTCATTAGTTTGTGATCCAATTGCATTACCTGTTGCAGCAGAAGAATCTGCTACAGCTACAGTTTGCGTTGTTCCAATTTTAAATGTTGTTGGGGATTTCTTCATAATTTTTCCTTATGTAAAAGAGGGAGCCGAAGCTCCCCCTAATTAGTATTATTGGTTGATGTCCAAAATTACAGCGTGAGCTGCTTCATTTCTCATCTCAAGAGTCCATTCAACTAAAAGTTGCATTCTGTCTGAGTCACCAGTTTTTGCTAACTCATTCATTTGGAAATCTCTTAAGTATGCAGTAGCGACCATGTCGCTCTGAATTAAGAAACAAGCTTTGTCATCAGTAGTTGCCATTACTCTGTTAGGAACAATGTTGATATCTCCGAAGTCAGAAGAATATACGTCAATAGCAGCATATTCAGTTCTTGCTTCAGCAGGACCAAAACGAGTTGTGTTCGCATTGAATCCAGATATAACTTGTTTAACAGATGGTGGTACTACTAGCATGTCTAAATCGCCACCAGAAGTATAAGTTTCTTGGATAACGGTTTTTAGAATTGCTTCTGTTAGATCACGATCAGTACCGCCTGTAGGCGCTCTAGTCAATCCAGTAGCAGGATTATAGCCAGCAGATAAAGAACCTGCCGCATCGCCATTTGAAGAAATCCAAGTAGCAAATGAACCGATTTCTCTAGCAGCACTTGCAGAACCAGCTACAGAAACATTCTCTTTAATGATAGCGAATTCCATATCTTTTTTAAGTTCTTTAGATTTTTTAGCGATTTGGTAAGCCATCTCATCTGCTCTACCAGCTGCATCAACAGCTCCTTGAGTACCAGATATAGAGATTACTTTATCCATGATTTGTGTGAAGTTTTTAACTCTTGCAGTTGCAACCATTGCATCTGTAGTAGCTTCATCACCTTCGATAACAGCATTAGCAGCAGGAGCAGCTAGTGTGTCAGTTTGCCATTCGTGGCTAGTAGAACTTGCAACAGCTCTAGGTATAGCAGAAAGAATTGGTGTGTCTGACGGTGCAATATTATATATTACGTCAGCCAAATCTTCTCGAATACCCGTAGTGTCATAAGTATCATACAAGTTTGTTGGTTGTGCCATTTAAGGTCTCCTTATATTATGTTATGATTTTGTTTTCATACCTTGTCTAAATATAGCAGCAGCATCTTGCCATCTACCAGTTTTAGCTAGGCGTTTCTTGTTATCATTCATAGCTAAGTCTTTACGTTCACCTTTAGTTTTAGCAGTCCCAGATCTTACTACTCTTGGAGCATCAGCAACTTTTTTTACAAGTCCAGGTTTAGATTTCTGGAGTCGTCTGTATGCCATTGCATCTTTAAGTATTAAGAGCATTCTGTGATCTGTTAAACCTGCAATCTCTTGATCCATATAACCTTGATCAGATAAATATGTTTTCATATTTTGTCTAATCTCAGTAGATTTTGCAGCATCTTTCATCTCAGGCATCTTAATAAACATCTGTTTTTCTTGTTCAGATACATATTTTTGATACTCAGATTGTTGTTGCTGGTGAATTTGCATACGAGCTGCATCAAGATCTTTTTGTCTTTTCTGCATTTGATACTGTAAGCGTGAAGCTTGTACAGGATCTTCTTCGTACATTCTATCAAAATCAATACTCTGTAATTCAGAGTCTAATTGGGACTTAAGTGATTGTTCAAGCGAATGTAAATTAGCCATTTGTGTTTGAACAGCATCTCGTTCACGTTGGATCTGATCTTCTTGTTGCTTGCGCTCGATAGATAGTTCCTCTGTTTTACGAGAATAATCTGCTTGTCGTTGATAACCATTGATGAGTTCGTTTTGGTTGACCTCATATTTTTGTCCGTCTATTACAACAGGGAATATGGGTTCCTCCGATAACTCTGTAGTTTCCACAATGTCAGATTCAACTGATTCATCGTATTCTTCAGACAAAGCATTAGGTTCGTCAGGAACGTTACTGGGAGCAATTGGCTCATCAGTTTGCGTTAATGTTTCTTCTGTAACCGTTGCGGTCTCAGTTGGTGCAGGTTGAGTATCAGCTGATTGGTTCAACAAGCCCTTTATAGTTTCTGCAGCTCCACTAACTGTGGTTGGCTGCTGTTCAGCATCAGACATATAGTCCTCCTATTTAAGGTTTTTTTAAATCTTGCAGTTGTTTACTAGCAAGTTTACCTGTATTCATTATCTCAGTCAGGTGGGATTTAACCTTGTCTAACTGATGCCAGGCAACCCAGATAGCTGTTCTAGCTTCTGAATCTTTGTAGGAAGTCTGAACCATTTCTTTTTCATAAGCAGCTTTTAACATTGTAAAGCTCTCTATAAATAGTTCATCTTCTAATATGGTATTGGCTTTTGCGCCTTTATTTTGTTCTCTTATTAAATCGTTTTCGTTCATCTAGAGTTGTTTGGGTTAAAGAAAGTTTGTTGCTGTCTTTGTGTTTCATCACCTATATCACCTAATTGTGGTGACTGTCCACCTTTATTAGTATTCATGGCTTCACGTTTGATAGCATTAGAGTCAAACTGCACTTGATATTTAGCTTCTAACTCTTTTATTCTAGTCTCAAACTCTAACACCATTTGTTGTGTTTTAAGATCTATTTCTTTCTCTTTAACTTGCATATCTAGGATCTTACGTTGATTTTCTCCTTGTACTTGTGCAAGTGTAACCTTTTCAAACTCAGTAGGTGGTGGTGGTTGTGGAGCTGGCATTTGTTGCGCACCAATAATAGGATCAGTAAAGTATGTGTCAACATTTTTGAGTCCTGCAGCTTCAACCAATTTAGTTAATGTATTGTGTACATTTCTTAAATTAACCATAGGACCAGCAGCAGATTTCTGTAAATTAATTGCTTGTAATTGTCTCTCCAATATGTTGTTGAGAATAGCAAGCTCTTGTTCTTTACTACCTGTTCCAAGACCTACTTGAATATCTACGTTACATCTATTAATCCATTCCATCGGCATCATAGCAACGTACTGTTCGTTTACACGAATAATTTTTTCTTTAGTTTCATACTTGATAACAGTCTCAAGAATCTTTTTAAATAACTCCTTGACACCTGTTTCAGCAAAAACTCTACAAATTAATTCTACTCTTAATTGTGCTTGAGTTAATATCTGGTTAATACCTGATGCTGTTTTGTTTAAAGAATCAGAATCCATACCTTGTGAGTATCTAGTTACACCAGTTCTTTGTTCTCTAACTACATCTAAGTATTCTAATAGCGGCATAGCCTGTTGATTTAAAGGCTGTGATTGCAATGGTTGTATAACTGATTGTGGTGGTTGTTTAGTTCTTACAATACCGCCTGGTCGGTTAGTCAATAGATCATCAATGTTTACTTGACCATCCATAACTGCAATACGATTGTTATTAGTCAAATACATATTGTCTAATAGTTGACGCATAATAGTTGATTTAACTAACTGCACATCTTCTACTAGTTCAGATACAGAACGACCATAAAAACGGTGTGGCACTAGAATAGGTGTAACACTTACGAAGGGTTGTCTGTCAAAAGGCACATTGTCTAAAATTTTATATGAGCTGTCGCCTGCTACAGTTACCTTGCGTAATTCCGCAATTCCATCTTCATCTTCATCTATTTTTATATAGCATTCGTAAATAAGTATTTGTTCGTTTGCTGTATCAGATGCAGTATGTCTGTTTAAAGAGTTATAATCTAAATCTTCATATCTGGTTGTTCTTTCTTCACTATATCTCTGATCATTATCAGTAGGTAAAGCTTTTACTTCTTCTGGATCAAAACCCATTTCAACTAATTCTGAACGAGTTATATATTTTCTATGCGCTGTAAAGTGTGCATCTTCTATAGTTTTAGCATTACGAGCAATAAGGAATTCTTCAGGTGGTACGTTCTCTATTCGTACTTGACCTTTCTTCTTCATTCTATTTACTACTACATCATGCATCTTACCACTAGACTGTACATCTGCAGGCATTCCTTGAGCTTCTATATAATCAGCAGCTTCTTTTAAAGCTTCTTCATCATCAATATCGTACTCAGTATGTTCTAATACTTTAACTTCAGGATCAGCTATAAGCATAGCAAACTCATCATCAGTCAGACCTTGATAAGTAGATCTTTCTACATCTAATGAATCATCCCAAAAGATTTTCATAATACCATTCTTCTGCAATAGAGCATCTTTAAAGAAGGTATACATTAATGTGAAACCAGGATTATCTTTATAAAAGACATGGTTTAAATAATCAGTAGCTTGTTTAGCAGCAGCTTCATCGCCTGGCTTATTACCAATACATTGTACTGCTTTAGGTGATGCAGTAAATGTTCGCATTATTGTAGGTAAGATAGATTCTATAGTATCAGCTACATCAGTACTTACTACTTGTGATCTACCATCTTGTTCATTACCAAATGGTTCACCAAAATAATATTCTAAAGACTTTGTTCTTTGTTCTGTTAGCTCACCGCCAAGATACCCCATTGAGGTTTGTATCTCAGATGCTATTAGAGCCTTTAATTTATATTCATCCATTATCTTACTCTGTTAGGAACAATTTTTATACCTGCTTTTTTATAAACAGACCTTGCTGTTTTACTTGGGTTGCCCAGTATTTTGCTGGCAACAAAAGCCTTGCCTCTTTTTTTCGTTACAGAATTAAGAGCTTTAAGTTCAAATTGTGCAATTTTTTTAACTTCAACAATATCACTTTTAGTTAATGTTTTTTTGTTTGCTAGCTTACTTAATCTAGCTTTTGCATGTTTTATATTTTTTAAATTTAGTGCTTTACTAATCATATTAACAGTTCCATTTCCTTAATGCTTTATTAATTCTTGAGTTTGGATCATTAGCAGTCTTTTTAGAAGTTAATCGTTTCTTCATGCCACCCATTCTTGCACAAAATGATTTTCTTCTATTAGCAGCTTTAGATCCTTTTTTTAATTTACTTGGTTTTGTAGTTACAGCAGTCTTTAGTTTACTACCTGGATTAGCACGTCTGTACGATGCTACACCTTTTTTGTTTAAACCACCAGAAGAACTTTTACCTTCTTTTCTTTGCCATGCAGGTGTTTTAGAAGTCATACAATTTTCTTCTTTTTGTTGCACGTTTTTGATATTTTTTTCCTTTAGCATAGTCACTTTTACTTACTGGAAATGTTCCGCCTTGATCAAGTTTAATAGATTTAAAAGGTCCTTTTTGAAATTTTTTTTCCATATAAGTTCTTTGTTTAGCTGGAGACTTTTTAGATCTATAAAATATATTTCTTAAGCTTGGTTCACCATATGGTCCATCAGTTATATACTGCGTTTTATATCTTTTTTTAGTTGGTTTACTTTTACCAAAGGCTTTTGTTCCTGCCCGAATAGCTGCTTTACTGATCATATAATAACCTTTATTTTTTCTTTTTATTATCTTTTGTGCCTAATTTATAAGCACCATAAAGAAATCCTGCTTTTACAGGTATTCCAATTGCTGAACCTACTATCATTGCTTTTGTCATAGGATCTGCTTTACTATATTTTCTACCTAATTTTTTTTTAACAATTTTAGATTTTCTACCTGTGTTTTTTAAATAATTAAAAGCTTTTTGTGATGCTTTAGTGATCATATTATATACCTTGTATCTACGTTAATATCTTTAGCCCAATCTGTTCTTTCAGGCGCTTCGCCTACACACCCATACCTAAATGCATCTGATCCGTGTGATGCCCAATTATGATGGGGTTTATTTTTAAAGACTTGGTTCTTATCATCAAATACCTTTTTATATTGTTTGAGAGATTCAATGCCTTGTTTGCATCTTATTCTATCAAACCAACAATTAGGTAATGTGTTTCTTACGGATTCTATACCGTGATCTACTTCTAGTTTAGGAGCTACTTCAAAGTTTAATCCTAACTCTGCAGCTACTTCTAATCTAGATTTACCTGTGCCTAGTTCCCTAGTTACAATATCGTGTGGAGCTATATGAGCGCCATAGTTATATGGTTTCTCATTCAACTTACTTACATAAAATGCTAATGATTCACCATTTGTTTCATAGTAATCAATTAGTCTTACTTCGTTATTAACTCGTTGTGCAAACCAAATTGCAGTAGAGTCACCAATACCTAAATCCCACCATGTTTCTACATCTATTGTAGGATCATATGGTACATCACCTATACGTTTTTCTTTTTCTGCTTGTTCCATTAAAGCACCATAATAAGCACCTTGAACTGCAGCATTGAATGAACATTCATATTCCTGTTGGAATTGTGAGTCTGGCATAGTGCGCTGTGCATCTTCCAACTCCCAATCAGGGATAACTTTAGTATCAGATGATCTGTACATACAACCATACCAATCTTTACTATCAGTACGTCTGGCAAAATCAAATACTTCCCAGAACTGATTATGTCCCATTGGAGTACCAATAAATATAACATAACCAAGTTTATCAGATACTGCAGGTCTTATAATCTCAGTCCAGGTACGAGGTGACATAAGAGCATATTCATCTAATACTACCCCATCAAAGCCTAAACCACGCAGTGAATCTGGATTGTCAGCACCGAATATCTGTATTCTTGATCCGTTATGTAAATCTATCTTTAATTCTGTTTCGTTTCTACCACCACCAAGTTGCATTAATGGTGCTGTGTATTCTTTGAGATAGTCAAAGGCTACAGCTTTACCTTGTCGGTAGGTAGGTGCTATATAAGCTAGTCTAGCATTATCTTTTTCAACTGCAGTAGCTACTAGTTTCCATATAGCTAGGCAGGTCTTGCCAAAACGTCTATGACAAACAATAACATTAAATCTTTTTAAGTTTTGGAATACTTCCCATTGATACTTACGAGGTTTAAACGGTATCGTTATTTCTTTGTTAGCTATTCCTTTTCTGGACTGTGGCATAAGTTTATACTAATTGGTTTTTTGCTATCACCAGTTATTTTATGTTCCTTACTTGCTAATCTAGCATGCACAAAAGGTGCGGCTTTTTCTGCAGCCCACATCTTCCGTTCAGGAGAAGTACCAGGATTGTTTAAAACATTCAACATATAATCCAACGGTGTTCTACTTGCACCCCTAATTTTAGCTTCAAGATTAGCGCCTTTACTGCCATCTTTTACGCCTTTAGGTCTGCCAGCTCCTGGTCTTTTACCGCCATGTGTCATTATACTCTTACGCCTCTACGTCTTAATGCTTCATTAAGTCTATTAGTTTTTTGTTTCTCAGAAGCTCTACCACTACCTCTACCAACGCCATAACCTACTGCACCTGTAGCTGTAATAGGATTAAGCAATGCTTTACCTGCAAGAGTTTGTGCGCCACCTAATACTGTTTTCTTTTTAGTAGACTTCTTTTTGCTCTTTTTCTTTTTCTTTTTAAATATTTTGCTTTCTTTTTTAGCAGCTTTGCCAAATATTTTACTTGCAACTTTACCTATCATTTTAATTTTTTCCTTTTATTTTTAAATCTAGCCATTTGTAATCTTTCTGATCTACTTACAGCTTTACGTTGTTGAGCTTTACTTACTGATCCAAATTTACCACCAAAGTCTGCAGTCATATATCCAGTTGGTTGTTTTTCACCAAAGAACTCAGCTCTAGCATCTGGGTCAGGTCGTTTCATTTCTTTCTTAGATAAACCAGTTTGTTTCTTAAAAGTCTTAGCATACTTTTTAGTTGGCTTACCAGCAATAAACGCAGCTAATTGATCTTCATTTAATTTATCTTTTAATTTTTTAGGTTTCTTTTTCTTAGTTGTAAAGTACTTAGAAGCAAACCTACTTATTCGAACCATTATCTATTTAATAAACCAGGCATCATTGCATCTCTAGTTGATGGCGGAGCCATACGTCTTGGTTGTTGCATTTGATTCATTTGTGGTGGTACAGGTGCAGCTCCCATAGGTCCAGGTACATTAGATACTTGTCCTGGTTGCTGTGGTTGTACCATTTGTTGTTTTGCCATAACTATCTTACCAAGAGTTTGTAACTCATTAGCTGATAGTGCAGATATTTCTTCAGCAAGTGTAACTAAGCTTTTAGCCATTATAATAGTCCTTTTTTAGTATTATTTACCACTAACTTTACGTCTGGTTGTGGCGTATATTCGATGTCAAGTTCTTTCTTATATCTAATAGGAGCAGACTCTTTAGTACCATTTAAGGCTTTTATTAGGTTAGCAATAACCTCTTTGTCTGATTTACTCATCTCCACCAGCGAATGCAGCAGCACCTATAGATGCATATCCAACAGGTCCTTGTACTTGTCTACGAATGGTATTTAATCTGCCTTTGCCTTTTAGACCTACAGCACCTCTTATACCTGATTCTTTTGTTTTAGTTTTAGCATAAGTTTTTGTACCTTTTACTCTAGATACTTTAGCTCCTGCTTTTTTTTTGCCTTTATATACTTTTCTAGCAGCTTTTCTGCCAAGTACTTTAGCTGTTAGTCCTACAATTGGTAATGCCATTGTGTTTGTTCTCCTATCTATAAACCCGTGTCTTACGAGCAATTCTTTTTGGTTGTTTTACGTGTTGTTTACCTTTTTTAGTGCCTTTTCTTTTAGCTGCAGTAGTAGCAGCGTATTCTTTAGCCGATAACGACTTGATTGCTTTCTCAGGTAGGTATCTTTCACCTGTTTTAGCAGAAGGTTTACCAGATTTGGTCCGCCATTTCTGTTTACCCCAGTTCTTTAAGCTCTTTTGAGACTTTTTCAGGGTCATTTATAGCCGCCACCGCCAGCCTTGTAGCGTTTTGCTAGCATCTGGGCTTTACGTGCCGACCATTGACCAGCTTTACCGCCCACTGCGCCAGATTTTATACCCTGAAACATGCGCTTACGCATACCAGGCTTAGTATAGTTCCCAGCCTTGTTAACGGTACTCTTAGCCATTATTTAACTTTAACTATTTTATAACCAGCTTTTTTTAAATCAGCAATAACTTTAGGACTAGGTCTAAAAACACCTTTACCTAACTTTATTTTATTGCCTTTTTTTGCACCTGGTAACTTTTTATCTTTATTCATATAGTTCCTTAACTTATAGTACTATTACTAGTACGAGTATAGCTGCACATGCAACCACTACGCCTTTTTTCTGCATAGTTAGTCCGTGCCATTTATCCAATATTAGTTGTTTCATTTCTTTTTTCCTTTTTTCTTTTTTTTGTTCTTCATAGGTGGTCTACCTACTTTAGATCCGTATGTGCCTTTACCGTATGGCATAGTTATTCTCCTCAGTTAGTGTTTAAACGCATTTTAAGGTACCATACAGCACGATTTACCAACCACCGTACCATTCGATCACCTCACCGAGATTATTGAGCTTTAATTGCTCACTCTCACCTTTTATTATAATATCTATTTCAGGGCTTGGTTCTACCCTAACACCGCTGAGTTTGGAATAGACCTTTGCCTGTCCCCGACCAAAGCTATCCTCGCCAAACATTACGTGTCCTACTCTAGGCATATGTCCCCCCTTCATTTGATTAGTCTCAATACAAACCCCCCTATATATCATTATGCACTGCTGTAGCAGTGTTGATGCGTGGGGGCATTTTAAAACCCCACGCTTTTGAATTGACGCTTTGAATGCGTTGGGGAAATTGATTCTTGATGCTACAGTTCGACTGTGCATTCGACCGCTTTCTCTGCATCTGCGAGCGTCAATGCATTAAGTGATATTTGCATTGCAAGACTTCTTTGTCTTATGTGTAAGGAAGTGATGCAATGCATTGGAGGTTTGCTCCTTTGTATACACGACAGACGCTAACACGGCATACTAACATCATACGAATCGGGATTTGTAGTCAAGTATTATATCGGTTCCAGGCGTTTGCATTTTTTCTTCTTGTTCGGCAAAGCCGAACGCTTAATGCACGACAACAAGTTGTCGAAACTTCTACCAATCTAACACTGGACAACTGCATCCAACGATTAGTTATGCTGTGAGTAATTGTGTTAGTTGAATAAACAGCTACCACCTAACCTCTAAAAGGAGACTACTATGCTATATATAATTATAATAGTACTACTAATACTAAATCTTTTTACTTTCTTGTGTCTGGTTCAAGTAGAACAAGAGAATAACAATCTGCTGACACTAGTAGAGGAGAGTAGAGAGACGGTAAGTAAATTAATAAAAACAGGAGAAAAATCATGAACAACAAAATTGATTACGAACTAGAAGCTAGTAATATACTAGAAGAACATAATATCGAAGAAGCATCTGCAAGTATGGTAAGATCAGTTGATACTAATAAAGGTATTACTTATAAGCACAATACTTTCGAACTGAGAAATGCTCATTCTGCACTATTGCACGCTGAGATCAGAGAGTATCATGCTCAAACTGAGTTGTTATCTGCTATGAATGACAATTTAGTTGATGCACGAATTGAAGGCTCACACGACAAGGAAGCTATCTATGGCTTTGATGATCCTAATGAGATTATGTCTCACAAGAAAGAAGATATTGAAGATAACCAAGAGTTCTTTCTTGATTCAGCTGTAGGTAAACTTAAGATGTTTTGGTTACGATATGGTTGTACTCATATATCTTGTCTGTTGTACACTAAGTCAGGTAAACTAGGTCGTAAGCAAACTCAAATTGCTAAGATAGCTAGTACTGGTTGGTACAATGAAGTTATTAGACTTACTGATAACAAAGAACTTATCAATGTCTATGATGCAGAAAGACAGCAGTTGAGCTACAGAATCAATGGTAATATTTCTGCTCTCAAATCTGCTACTACACCAGCTGTAAAGCAGGGAAATCTGTTTGAGAAGCAAGCCTTAACCAAATTGGTTCAAGTACAAGATCGAGAGAAGAAATTAAATGCGTATCTTGATCAACAACCACTTGTGGTAAAAGAACAAGTAAACAAGTAATATATTAGGAAGTTACGGCTAAAATCTCTATCCGTTAACCAGCGAGATCTTCCTAATGATGGGTTAGTCGGTTATACACTGGCTAACCTGTCAAATTTTTTTTTGTAGTCCAGGTTTGTCTACATAGGGTGTATAAAGAAATACATAGATTGGTATCAGAATAGTTCTATTAGATTTAATAAAGTGTAGTCTGACTAAGTTAATACCAAAATTAATAGAATAGAAAAAAAAGCCAATACAACATAAGGAAAAGAACAATGGTGAAAAGATAAGTCAATTAAAGTTGCGAGTAGGCTCAGCTGTATGAGTGTCGAAAGCTATGACGTAACAAAAGAGATACAGTTATATAGATTAATAAACAACACATAGGAGGTAATCATGTGGAGAATACTTAGATCAATGAGTAATTTATTACTTATAGACAGAGTCGTTAAGAGAGTGAAAGACGTAGCAAACGTAGATCCATCTCTTGATGAAGCTCTTGAGCAGTACGAAAAAGCTCAGGAGAAAATAGGTAGATTAGAGCAAGTGATAGCAAGAAAGCATCAAAGGCTGCAGTCTATCGTTCGTAACAAAAACAGCTAGGAGGATAATATGGCTATAGATACGACAAAACAAGCGAGTATGTACGTTAAAGGTTACATGCAAAACATCTGGAAACGAGACGAGTCAGGTCAAGTGGTAAAACCATTTGAAAAGACTGGTGAACAGTTTAGGGTAATACAAACAATTAATATGCCTATTGATACTGTAAGACCAGGTGAGAGCATCACTGTTGAAACTCTTAACCAATTGGTAGAGAGAAATAATGTTGATGTTTCTATGGTGGAAGCACCAAGACCTAAAAACTAAACCAAAGGTAAGGTGGGGAAGTTGATGTTTAGTCGGCTTTAATCCCCACCCCCCTATTCAACAAAAGGAAA